CTATTACTATCCATCCTAATTTTAACAAATCTTCTCGTATCTCATCTGTTACATCACTTTCACTGACATATGCTTTCATTTTTAAGTAAAATTCTTGTTGTTCTTTGGTTAATTCTCGAAATTGTTCATCATCTAGATTTTCATTATTTTTAATGCCTGAACAATACCAATCAACATAGTCGCCTTTCTCTTGCATATCAGCAATGATACCACCTGCACTTCTCCAACTACGACTCCAACGTTTTTCAGTTAATATAGGCCATACATCATTTTTAGTGAACTCATTGTTGCACATGGCAGCATATAAGTTTTGAGCGTAGACATCATCACCGCGAACTTTTTCTAAAATCCATTCAGTACTGCGGAGATCATACTCCATATTGTCTTTCTGCCATTCTGAATCTATCATATTTTCTTCATCCCGCTGACGTGCCGATTTATAAAGATTTAGATAATCCTCACTTGGCTCTGTGCCTTCTTCTTCACAACGTCTAATGTAGTTCTCTGCTTGAAAAGTGTGTCGTTCTGGGCTTTTACTTATCATCTTCTACCTCTATCCAAGTGTGATCTCCTAACCATTTAACTCTAGCAAGATACTCATATGATTCCGGCTTACCTGTAGCCCAATCATTAGGACCATGAATACTTAATCTAGTAAATTGTTTTCTATGGTCATATAACAACCAATAGATGTTACCATTTGCTATTTGAAAATCGTACTTTGCGGCGTGAATCATATCAGTCAAATCAAGTCTATGTTTAATCTGTTCTGCTTGTTTCTGTAAAACGTGTACTAGTTCCATGATTCTATCATATTCTTGTTTGGCATGCAACCTTGCAACATTAAGCATAATATCTTTATGCTTTTCGACAGGTACTAAATCAAATTTGGGTCCACTACTTTCGGTAGCATACGGTGTTACATTACGATTAAAGAAATGAATCAATGAACCGGAACTAGTAGAATCATAACTACTAACACCATTTGCTGAATTTAATTTATCAGTCATTGGCAGATTCTTTGGGTTTTTTTGCTTTACTATAAAACACATGACCACCTATTATAGCAACTTTCTTATAAGGCCACAATGGGTCAATATTTATTGAATGGAAAAATAATGTTGATTTTGGTACTACATCTTTATGCATACCCAAATACATCACTTCGTATGCTACTTGTTCTGCTACTTTATATCTATAACTATTTTTGTTGGGTTCAGTTTTACCCTCACAAACCCAGCTGAATTGACATATAATTCTATCTTCTACCGTAATTTTTTGATAAACAACATTACACGGATTATTTGCAAATCCGTGTTGGACCCTATTCATTACTACTCTGGCTACGGCGGCTTGGCCTTTAATAGATTCACTACCTGCCTCATAAAATATATTTTTAGCCATACATGCTAGTTGTTTTGCATCAATTTTAGTAATAGAATTTGTGCTATCAATTATTGGCGCAGGGGTAGCTGTACCTAAAGGATTTACTATCAGTATAGTAGACCATAATAATAATGCGCTTAAAAAGATTTTAACATTTTTTGAAAAGGTTAACATATAGTTCTTTCTCCCATATTATAACATGGGGATGAATAATACTCAAGTATTTTGGTTACTACAACCAACAGTCACAGTTACAATCGATAACCTGTTCGATTGCATCTGGTACCGAAAACTGCGCCGGCAATAATACATCTGATGTAAAGAGAGTATTTAATTGTGGTGGTATTAAGTTTTGATAAGGTGATTTTGCTAGACTGCCCGGAACTAGCGGACCGCCGGTGTCTACTGGTTCTGCTAATCTTACCGCACCAATTACCGGGCCAATTACCGGGCCCGTAACCTCTATTGGAACTGTTTCAGGTGTAACATATATATTATATGTTTCTGTTACAGGATCATAATATCCCAATGGTGTAGTATTATTGGGGAATGCAGGAACTGAATTTGCAAGAATGCCATCTGCTATCCATTCTTTTTGTTCCTGATCTACGATAACATCAGGTATATTATTATCTAATGTCACCCCTACATAGTTTAATCTATCTTGATTTCTAGATTGTCGCATTGCGGCAATCACACTTTGTCCTGCAACAAATGTTAAATCAGAAATTGCTTCCAGTGTTTGTGATGCCATATTAGGTTGTGTTTGTTTTCCATACAATGGCAACATATCAACAAATGAATATATAGGAATAGGATATTTATTTACAAAAGCATCTCTTGGGCTAGGTAAGGGCGATAGTCCTGTATTTCTTACTAATTGTTCATTACCCAATTGAGTACCAAAATTATTGTATAAATCATTTAGATCCGTTGATGCACCGGGTCTAACTGTACGAATTAATGCAATCTCTGTATTTGCTAAATCAATTTGCGCCTGAACTGCTATGTTGAATGCAGGAATGTCACCTCCCGGACCAGCAACAATTGTGTCATATAAAGTTTGATATCTGGAAACTAAGTTGGATGTTTGTAAATCTGATATCAGTGTTTGTAACTGTGCCCAATTATATGGTAATCCAGACATACAACCAAAGAAATCAGAATATGTAAAAGTTTTATACGGGCCTGTTCCTAATGCAATTAAGTCGTATGCCGACTGTGCCTCAACTACATCAACAGGTACATTGGTTCCATTGACTAAATCAAGCCCTTGTGTTGTTTCCATATTTGCAACTACTTGGGCAAATTTTTCTATAGGAATTTGAGTAATGTTTTTAACTTGTTGCAATGATGCGCCAAATGCGCCTGCTGTTACCGCAATATCAGGTGGCAATATATCAGCTAGATAAGAACCAAAACCCTCAACTAATACTTGTGGGGTTGTTACAATAGTATCTGAACGGCGTGCGGCAGCTTGTAATACGGTTTCAGGAATTGATTCTGGAATGCCAATAATTTGTTGGTCAAAGAATCCAGCTAGTCTAGGATCATTTCTTGAACCGACTTGACGAATTCCCAAGCCGGCGTTGCGATTGACGGTATCGCCACCGTCATCTGCTATCCTACTGTACTCATAAAGAATATTATGAAAAAAACCAGACATTATTCACCTCCTCCACCGCCATCTCCACCACCACCGCCATCTCCACCACCACCACCGCCATCACCACCACCGCCATCACCACCACCGCCATCACCACCAGCGCCATCACCACCAGCGCCATCACCACCATCTCCGGCACTGCCACCTTGGCCCTCTCCTACGCCAGTACCATAGCCGTCATTACCATAACCTAAATCAATAGGTGGCATACCCGGTGGTATACCCGGTGGTATAATAGTACCAACTGCCGCAACCACAGCAGGAGAAATAATTTGATAACTAAAGATTGGATAATATGTTTTACTATTAGTAGGCAAACCAGGTTGTGCGTTATAGATAGGTACGGTTAGTGTCTCGTAACTATTAGGAAATAATTTTTTAATATTCAATAAGTCTGCTAACGTTTCAAGACCTTGTGTTTTACAATTCAATGAAACTAATATGCTTGCTAAATCTACACCCGAAATAACATTAAAGGCAGCATATATTTTTTGCTGTTGACTGGTTGTAACATTTGTATTATTAGAAACTTGAGCAACTTCAGCGTCAGTTAAACCACTAGCCAATAGTGCTAACACAACTGAATCAGTTAGTGCATTATATGTTTTTAATGTTTCTAGTACATTAGAAGGGAAACCAAAAGTTCTAGTTTTACTTAAATTGATTGCTTTACCTAATGCAATTAAATCTTGACCAAACACCCTAGTTGATAAACTGATACCGGTGATATCACCGGTAATCAAGTCATTCATATTACTATATGTACCTTCTAAGAAGGTAAATGAATTTTGTAGAGCCATTATAGATTGATTAGAATAATCAATAAATGAACTTGCTTCCGTCCATGATCCCAAGAAATCAGTATAATACCCTGTTAAATTTAAGGTATCATTATAATTAAATTCATTATATGCTTGCCAGGCATACAATCTTACAAAGCCATAACTGGCAGTCTCGCCTGAGTATGCAGTGGCCCAACCAGGATAACCGGAATAGTCATAAGTACTTGGTTTAGTATTACCTAATGCAGGTATAGTTGTACTACCCATTGCGATCAAGTTATTGTATGTCGTAGAGGTGAGATTACCTGCGTTATACTCGACCCAGCCTTGACGAATAGCATCTGTAAGTTTGCTCAATGAGGATATCGATCCGTTAGTATAATTGCTTATACTTGTGCTTGAACCCATATATCCGGTGGCAAAGTTGTTAATCCAAAAGCCTTTGCCCTGGAGCAAGCCACTCATTACATTAACGCCTAACGGATTTTGTTTTCCTGTATCGCTCATGGGCAAAATACATCACTACTTCCTTTAACGATGCTATGACCGCAGGAATTAGTTGAGCCTATTCTTAGCACTGGACTGCCTTCAGCAAATACAGTAGGACTACCTGAAGTGGTAGTCGCGGCGTTATGGGGAGGATGGGGTTTTCCCCAAGGAGCATGTGGGCTAATTTGACTAACATGTAGTCCTATAGGAAGTCCATTAACAAATACGGTGCCGGCGCCACGCATTATAGTTCCGCCAGTTGTATTTGTATCTCCTTTTCTACTCACCCCTGCCATATTTTATCCTAAAATTAACTTCTTCTCTGGTACTTGAATACCAGTAGTTGCTTCAATATACTTGACTTTAATACTATCATCAGTTTGTGCAACCATTGCAATACTATTAGTATTTAGTTTAAATTCTTCCTTCGGATTTGCGGTAAAAACGCTAGGAATCATTTGTAGACCTTGTTGTCCCGGGGCAATAGAGACTGGCTCTGCTATGATAATAAAATCTGCTCCTGCTAAAATAACTTTAGCAATGAGTTCTTCTCCTGAATTTAATTTGAATGTGTATACTTCATTTGTTTTTAGTGCTACTTGCATTAGATACTTTCTGTTAGTTTTTGTTTAAGTTCGGTGAAACCACCAATTAATACTCCGTCTAATATAATTTGGGGTACTGTTCTTGCTGTTGGGACTGCTTCAAGCAATTCTTCTTTTGTATATCCGTCTCCAATTTTTCTTTCTTCA